TAGCGTATGTTACTATTATAATCATTCAGTTTTTAATTTCAACGTTTATTTTAGTTTTTTTATGAGGTTTATATCTTGTAGGTATAGGCATTAAGAATCTCTTATCCCAGCACTTAATGCATATTGCTTGACTGTCTAATACCAGAGAGTCATTCTTTTCTACCTCTGTACTACAAAATTCACAGAATACATAGTCCATTTTTAGGCCTCTTTTTGTATTTTTTAATGCACAACTTTTCAACTGTATGAAATCATTGCATAAATTTAAGTCAACACCGGAGAGAATCGACTAAGTATACTCATTAATTTATGCAATGATTTCATATAGTTGCAACACTGTTGCTCCGTGGCTGCATCCCTGGTATCAAGCCTTATATAATATAGAGGCATTGATGCCAGAGTGAGCCAGAGAATTTTATTTTTGTTCTATAAGAGGTGCAATGGTTTCATCCATATCAGCCAATTTGTCCATCAATTCGGCAACTTTTGGATTGTTCTTTGCTAACACACGATACACTTCGAGTTCGTCCTGCTGCTCTTTAATGCATCGTAGTTCGTTTTTGATTTCCATTATTACCTCGAGTTTTTCAACTCGTTTGGCATAATCAATCGGGTCCATTTTACAGACAGCCAATTTGGATGCTGTTTCTAATTCAGATTTGGACAATCCGGCAACCTGAACAACTGTAGTTGCCTTATATTCATTCATGGCAAATACAATTACACAATCACCTTTTTGCACCTCAAAGTCCACGAAGTAGGAGTACTCTTTTTTACTGTGATTGGGTTCATGAGGATTGAAACCTTGGTTAAATACTACCTTTACTACTTTCATTTTTCAACTCCTAGCGTATGTACGCATTAAGTTTTATAGGAAATTTCGGATGTTGCTTTGTGGCTGTAACGGTTTGCCAGGCTGAATATTACATCAGACTTGCGACCGTTACAGCCAGAAAAAGTTTTACTCAGAGATATAATTGCCATTGTCGTCGAAATGATCTTCTGCCATTTCGTTTTCCTGACCTTTCTCAATCTTTGACGGGATAGTCATGTCCTTGGTCTCAACAGCAACTTCCTCAAGAGTCATGTTATTACAAAGGGCGTAGTACAGAGCGTGGTGTGCATTGGTGTAGTCGTATGCATTTCTCTGAAACTTAGATACCTTGAGTACTGCTTCGTACATCTCCTGACGAGTTGGTTTCTGAATAGAACCAAATACACCAACAACAGCAGCAGCAAGTTTTCCGCCGCGGGCGCGTTTTTGTTTGGCTTCCTTTTTTGGCAAATCCATTTCCTGGTCTTTATAGAATGTACGAACACGGGCCAGAATCTGTGCCTCAGTGGCACCATCAATTTCGTCTGCGATTTCATGTACATTCGCGAGCAATTCATCCCATGTGGAAACGGATTCCCAATCGGATTCAGTTACATTGGCATCAATTTCTTTACGAACTTCTGCAGGATCACGCATCAGATTGAGTTCAATGGCAATGGTCTTAAAAAGAGAATTGATCTTTCCAAACGGGATTTTTGCCTGGACCATGGCGCCTTTGATGTCATCTGCAGCTACACCTTTGTTAAAACCAGATTCGATAATGGGTGTTGCAATGTCTTTCATTTCTTCATGTTTCATTGTGTTACTCCTGTGTAGGATTATATTTAGGTAGAGAGTCATTCTCTATCAGATGTACTAATTATAATCATTCAGATTTTTATGTCAATATTTAATTTCATTTTTCTTGAATCTCTAAATCTTTCTATATATGAACTCATTCTGGCTGTAACGGTCCCCGTTCTGTATATTATATCAACTCTGACAACCGATGTGCTCAGAACTCAACGCTCTCACTTGAAAGTTATATCGTTTTTTACCTCGCTAAGTTGTCGTTCGAGTTCCGCATTTAGCACTGTTAGTACGTCCTTTTTTCTGGCGCTGGCATATCGACCATCGGTGCATTTAGAATAGTATAATGTATCAGATACTTTTTTACCCAAGTATTGTTTCAATAACTTAGTAAACTTAGTAGTTTTTATGTAAAAAGTACAAGATCTTGGTGATGCAAAGGAACAAGAACTTATAGCATAATACCACGGCGATGGTGATATAGTTGTGTCTAGCTGAATCAGAGTTATATTATTCAAGGATAGAATAAAGTCTCTATATATCACGAGGCCAACTTCCTCTTGCAGTTCTTTCAGTGCCAGGTATTTTGCTTCGTCTGTAGTTAATGTAGACAAAACAGCATGTATATCCCTTATAGTTAATTCTTTTGACATTGTTTTTCTCCTGTTTAATTTTTGTATATTGAATATGCCAGTATAGTATTATACGCTTCGGTAAGTTCTAGCATTTGTTCATTGGAACCACCAACATCTGGGTGACGTCTTTTAGATAATCCATTGAATATTATTTTTGCAGTTTCTTCTGTTAGTTTTATAGAAACCCCACCAAGTGCAGCTTCCACAGTCATATGTGCCTTTGACTCTTTTTCGAGTTGTTCTTTACCCTCTTTCTTGGCCTCTTCTTGTCTCTTTCGTTTGGACTCTTCTTGTTTTCTCTTTCGTTCCTGATTCTGTGTCTCTCTATAGTCCGCTGCCTCGTCCAATTCATCATCTGTATAATCCTCTGAAAGATCACCAGAATCATTGATATCATTGAGATTTTCAAATCTATTATTGATTGAAAAATTTTCTTCAATGATATCAGATGGTTGGTTGATATTTTTGTTCTGAATTATCGGTGTCTGATTCTCTTTTCAATTTTCCAAGTATCTTACCATATCTTTGTCTAAGTGCAGACTGGCTAAAAAGAGACACACCATATCTATCTATGATTTCTTGTGCAATCTCTTTACACGCCTTAGATACTGAAATCTGTTTTTCTTCTTTAATTTCATCTACTCGTTTAATGAGACCAACTTCACATAACTCACAACCTGGCATATAACTAAGATCTTTCTTTTTATTTTTTGTGCCCTTAAGCCGTGCCATAATATATCTCCTGTGTTAATTCTTTAGCGTATGTTACTATTATAATCATTCAGTTTTTAATGTCAACTTTTATTTTATACCGACACTGCGATCAGCATTCTGTCTGGTATCTCTTTAATATATAACACCAGATTCTAAAGTCAAATCATTAATATTGATATGTAATATCAATTTTATTGATACATTCGTGTCAAAGTTTTGACTCTCAAAGTCAAAGTTTTGACAGTCAATATTTTGACTCTCAAAGTCAAAGTTTTGACACGAAATTAAGAGTCAATATTTTGACAAGCTTTTGACTAAATTGACTAGATCTTATATCAATTTTATTTATATTTAATATTTATATTATTTATTATCTTTTTTATCAATAATGTAGTATAGTTATAGCATCTAGTTGCCTTGCCTGAAGTTTTGGCCACTGGAAGGGTAAGCTGCCCTGGTAAATTAACATACTCTCCGGGTGTTGATTTCCTTTCTCGTTGTATGCAGGCGTACAACGAGAAACTATCTGAACCGGATACATAGGAGATAAAAAATGAAAAGTAAAAAGTGTGTAATCAAATGAAAATAGCCTTCGCCAAAGGCGATATATTTGACACCACAATGCATCCTATGGAGCTGACTTTTAGAGAGCTAGCCCAATTATGCAAAACCCCAAAGTCAGGCAAAAAAGGAACAGCAGGTTATTTCATCCGAGGCGGTGAAATGACATTGACTAATCCAGGCGTTTTATCAGAACATTACCACAGAAATGATAGTTCTTTAGTTTCTGGTGAGCTTCTTATAATAGATGCTGATAAAAGTGAAACAAGTGACAAAGCTCCTCATTTATTCGATATACATGATGCTCTTAAGTCCTTGAAAATAAACCATTTTGGTTACACTAGCTCTTCACATACTAAAGAGATGCCTAAATGCAGGGTAGTAATACCTTGCCACATGCCTAGTAGAGAGTATCTAATACCTACATTGGCAAAACTCCAGACTATGCTGGATGAGCAAAATTGCCAACCAAGAGCTGGCGGTTCAGAAGATTATACCTGGTCAGTACCCTGGTTCTTTGCCACAGAGCATGATAAGCCTCATTTTGTAGAATATTATTCTGGAAGTGCATTTCAACCAGTAACACCAGGAACATATGAGGCTGAATCAGCCTGCATGAGAGGCGGTCAACGCCACCCAGGTTCTGGAATGACAATGGCAGATGCTCGTGAGCTTTTATGGAATGGTAAATCAGGCTTTCATATAGCTCTTCATTGTGCAGCATGGTATTTTCAGAAGACTTTAGGCCCTTCTCAAGCTATAGCAGAATTACAGTATTTGACAAGAAATCAAGCTGTAAATCCTGCAAGGCCAAAAGTAGTAGAATATATAAAAGACATACCACGAATGGTTAACACATCTGCTAATAAGACAGATGGAGCTATGCCATTTCCAAATCCCTCGTACTATTCAGCTTCTACATTTCCTAAAGATATACTGCCAAAAGACTTTTACGATATGGCCGCACAAATAAAGGATTTTGTTGGTGTTTCTTTTGAGTTTCCTGCAGTTTTCTCACTTGGTATGATTTCCTTAGCTTCAGGCCGAAGGGTAGTAATAGAAGAGATACCAGGCATAGAAGGTGATGGCCTATCTTACCATAATGCATTATGGGTAATAGTAGTTTTACCTTCCGGAGAAAGAAAATCTCCAGTAGTTAAAATATTGCAAAAACCAATAAAAGAAGCTGAAGCAGAACTTATTAAAATACACACAACAAAGCAACGACTAAATAAAGTAAATCTAATGGCAATGGATATAGCTGTTAAAAATGCAGAAGCAGTTGTTAAAAAGAATAGCTCACCTACATCTTTAGTTGGTAGAAATCAATTAGCTGATTTATATGAGCAACAAGAAGAGCTAATGAAAGCTCTTTGGCAACCACAGGTATTTACAACAGATGCCACAGAAGAGGCAGTTAAGAAATTAGCTGATAGAAATAACGGAGTTGTTGGCATAGTATCTGCTGAGGGCTCTAGTGCTTTAAAGAATATCACAAACCAATACGGCGATGATCCTAAAGCCTCTACTCTTTTAGCAATGTATTCAGGCGATGATGTACGAATTAATAGAGCAGGATATGATGAACCAATATTACTTGACGATCCTGTTTTAAATATGTGTAATACAGTGCAACCACAGGTTTATGCTAATTTTATTAGTTCAGAAGGCCTTAGAGATATGGGTGTACCGGCTCGTGTATTTGCAGTAATGCCAGAAAGAATGATCGGTAAAAGAACTAAATCTGCTCTTTTGAAAAAATACGACCATAAACACCAGGAAAGCTATAATTCTCTTATAAAAGACTTAATGCTCGGAACAGAAGAAATACGATGTGTTATGTCTAATGATGCAAATAAGATATACGAAGATTTCTACGATGAAATAGAATTATCTATGGCACCAGGTGCAGATAATCATAAATATGCTGATGTAATAAATAAACTACCTTCTGAAATGCTTAAATATGCTGCAAATATACAAATGACATATACACCTAGCATTGCAAAAACAGGAGGCATATTGGAGCTAAGTGCTTCCACGGTGTTGAAGGCCATTAGGCTGGCGAGATACATTTTAGAGACTAAAATATATTCAGATGAGCAGAGTCATCACGATATGCTAATTGAAAAGGCTATTTCATTTATTGAATCAGTGAGAAAGTCCAAATCAGGTGGTGCCCATAAAATGCTTAAAGATGGAAGATTCAATCGTGGGCATTTATCTAGGCAAGGAGGCGCCACATACAGAGAAGATATGGAAGATATCACAGAGGTGTTGGTTGATTATAACTGGATTATACCTGAGGGCATTGTTAATGGTGGACCTATATATTCTTTTTGCGAAGATTTCAAACATGCAAAATTACGTGAAGACTAATGAATAAATTGATAAAATGAATAGCCATTCATAAATGAGGGCAGTAGAATAATAGAAGAAATTTGATCCCTCTTTTTAATATATATAATAATAATAATGACTTATAGATTACTTTTTTTATCTATAGAGAATCTGGGGTATCAAATTTCTTCTATAATTCTACCAGATGTGATCTAAACGACTAAAAATCATCAAAAAATGGATAAAAATCATGAAAAGTAGAGCATTTTTAGGGGCTGTAGAATAATAGAAGAAAATTTTGATTCATTTTTTCAGATATATAATGATATCAATAACTTATATGTTACTTTTTCATCAAATTTAAAATATGAAAAAAATCTCTTCTATAATTCTATTAAGAATCATTACTACTTATTTTGGGTAAAAATCATCAAAAATGGATAAAAAATCATGAATGCCACTGAACTTAGAGAACATTTCTTGCAGGAACATGCAGAAGAGATTTTGAGGCTCTACCGGGCCCGAATTGACGGCCAATCACTAAACACCGTGGATATGTCTGCACTTGATAATATGTGGCAACTATTGCAGAGTGTCATTAAGGCCGCCAAAGACAAAGAGATTGTGGAAACTAAATCTACATCTGACATCATGCAGGCTGTTAGTAAAGGGAGAATAACAGTAGATGAAGCCAAAGAGCTTATGCATTTGCTTAAATTGCAGAAGGATATAGATTCAGAAGGGAGCAGTGAAAGGCAGTTTCCAGAGTTTCATTATCATATGCATACGCCTACAGAAGAGGAAGTTGAAGCTCTTCATAAATTAGACGAAGACGACAGAGACGATAAATAATGACTGCACCTATGCCTATAGACATTGAGTTAACTAAGCCCCAAGTTGACATGATGTTAATGCGCAACTATAGAATACCATTTCCTTTATTCATCGGTGGCTACGGATGCGGGAAATCATTTATATTAGCACATAACGCTATTAGGGATATGTTCAGTTTTTATGGTTGTAAGGTGGGTGTGTATGCACCTACGCATGATTTACTTAGCTTGAACTTAGTGCCTATTATAGAGCAATTATTAACTCAAATGGGCTTGACATATAAACATAATAAACAGCAACATATCATATACTGTATGGGTAGTCAGATCATAATGCGCAGTATGAATGATCCAGGCAGGATTGTTGCTTATGAGGTCTATGCTTCGCACGTGGATGAGGCTGACTTAATGACTACTGTGCAAAAAGGTGATGATGCATGGAACAGAATAATAGCACGTAATAGGCAAAAGCATCCAGATAAGAAACAGCATTTTAATATGGTATCTGCTTATTCAACACCAGAAGGCTTTAAATTTACACACCAACGATGGAAAAAGAAACCAGGTATAGGCTATAAGTATGTACAGGCACCTACTTCTACTAACTGGAATCTTGATATAACGTTCATACAGAATCTTAAGAATACGTACACACCTGAGCAATGTGTAGCATATCTAGAGGGCATATGGACTAATATATTCACAGGCTCTGTGTATTCATACTATGACAGAGACCATCATAATACAGACAGGATACTTTTACCAAATGAGCAAATATATGCAGGCTGTGATTTCAACTATGGTGGCTCTTGTGTAGCAATATATGTACCAAAGACTATGGCTGAGGTTAAGCATATTACTAAAGATGAATTAAAAGATATTGGCAGTAAGCCTATGTCTATTAGAGAGAAAAAGGCATATTTGAACTTATTTAAAGAAGTCGGACTTAATATGGTAGATGAATTTGTAGCCAACGATACTGAGGAAATGGTTGAGATATTAAATGGCGATTATGCAGGGCATCCTATAACAATGTTTCCCGACGCTACTGGAAATTCTAATAGCACTAACGCCAGTGCATCTGATATTGCTATGTTAAAACAAGGTGGTATGGCAATTAAAGCTAATTCTGTTAATCCAAGAATAGTCAACAGAATTAATTCTGTACAGAGGCTATTGCATAATGACCTATTATCAATCAATAAGCGTACATGCCCTAGAACAGCAGAATCAATCGAAGAGCATGCATACAATGATGTCACAGGATTACCTGAGAAAATAGCCAAACCAGGCAGTATAGATGATAGAAACGATGCTATGGGATATTGTCCTGCATTTCTATTTCCAATTAAGAAAACTATAACACACGTAAGGAGCATTTAACATGATACACGATTTACTTACAAATTCTACATTATTGACTGCCTTCGCTAAAACAGAGCCTGACACAGTTACACATCAGACAGAGGTTATGCGCAAATGGCTTGATGACTCACTACTACCTCGCTCGCTCATGCGTGGTACTAAAGGAATGATTTCTGCTGGCAAACAGTTCTTATTTCCACATGCACTTGAATCAGATGCATCCTATGAGAAACGACTTAATTCAAGCACACTTCTTAATGCCTATAGAAAAACTGCTAATTTCTTAGCTGGTCAAGTGTTTCAATCCTCTATTGTATTTGATGAATCAATACAACCACTTGTGGACCCTTGGATACATAAAGTAGACGTATCTGGTAACGCCTTAGACGTATTTGCTAAGAGAGTTTTTTATAATGGTCTTGGTAAGGGGGTGTCCTACATTCTTATCGATATGGATGAAGCTCCAGAAACGATTAAGACAGTAGCAGATGAAAAGGCTGCTGACATGCGACCCTATTTCACAGAGATAAAGCCCGAGAATGTCCTTGGCGGAATTGTCAACGAAGATGGTTTCTTAGAGCAGGTCCGTATCTTAGAAGTTATCACTAAAAGGCACGGCACATATGCTACGAAGCTTGTACCCCGTATCAGAGTGGTTATGCCAGGTAACTGGGAGCTATATGAAATAAGCTCTACAGGCACTTCTACACTTGTTGGCAAAGGCTCATACTCTACTGATAAGCTTCCATTTGTTGTATTTATTCCTGGCAGGGAGTATACCATGCTTACAGGTGAGACTCCTTTAATGGACTTGGCTGATCTTAATGCTAAGCATTGGCGTAGTATGTCAGACCAGGATAACTATCTTTCTTACTGCAGATTTCCACTGTACTTTGGAAAGCATCTAGGTGATGTTGATGTTTTGCCTATTGGTAGAAACCTCATAAATAGCGAAGACGATAATGGCGATCTTAAAACTGTTGAGATGACTGGCAGCTCCATTGAAGCAGGCAGGCAAGACCTTAAGGATACAGAAGCTCTTATGGCCTTATATGGCCTGCAACAACTTGTACCAAGAAGTGGTAATGTCACTGCCACAGAGAAGGCCCTTACATCTGCTGAATCTAACAGTGCATTAAGTACGTGGGCTACTGAGTTTGAGTCTGTTCTTATAGAGGCGTTTAAGATAGCGGCATCTTTTATCAATAAAGACTTTCCAGATGGCGGCATTACTATTAATAAGGAATATAGCTTTGGTGTAGCTGATGCTGCAGAACTTCAAGCACTCCTTAAAGCTCAAGATCAAGGCGTTATATCTGCTCAGGCTTGTTTTTCAGAGTTCAGGCGCAGAGGCATTGTGGAAGAGCAAACTGTATGGGAGGATATAGAGGACGAAATAGAAAAAGAGCGACAGGCAGAGCCAAATATAAACACATTGGCAGGTGCTGCATTCGGTGGTGCAAATGAATAAAGAGCAAAAAGCTCAATATGCTCAGTTTATAGAGCAGCGATTAACTATTGACGGTTTTGAAGATAAAGCCGTCAATTCATTAATTAAGTATTATAATGTAGCTAAAAAGGGAGTAGTTAAGGATATAAATAGGTCGATAAAAAAGAACCTTAACCATCCGTCAAGAGCTAGATTGACAGCTTTATATAAAGAAATTGACACTAAAATCAAGGTGTTAACTGATAAGCTAACTAAACCTCTTGCTAAGTCTATAGGTGAGGCTGGAGCCTATTCATATAAAGACACTAACAGGATATTGTCTTGGGAAGGCCATGTAAAAGGCTATAATAATGTATCAAGGTCGGCCACTCAGATAGCTTCTATGGTGCAGGATGAAAAGCTAGGTGGAAAGTATCTGGACGACTGGTTGTGGTCAGCGTTACGAGAAGAGAATGGATCATTAAAAAGCGAGGTAGCAGCAGCACAGATACGTGGCATAGGCTACAAGCAGTTAATGAAGGAATTGCCCAGTAGATACAATAATATGTTAAGCGCTAAGGGCAATAAGCAAAATATTGAAACTGTTGCTAAATCATATATACAGGCTGCCAATGCAAAAGCGCATGAGGATATTTATGAAGCTAATAAAAACATCATCGACAAGGTTGAGTGGTCTGCAATTATGGAAAATGGCAATGTCTCTACAGGGAAAGGAACGTGTCCACGTTGTGCAGCACTTGATGGTAGTACATATCCTTCAGTTAGTAAAGGCCCTAGTTGCCCTCTCCATCCACGCTGTAGGTGTATGTACTTACCTATCACGAAAAGCTGGAAAGATATGGGGTATGACATTGAAGAGCTAGAGCCTATATACAATAAATGGTATATAAGGTCGCCTGGCAGAAAAATACTTCAAAAAGGCACGATAGATGGCAATTATGCAGATTGGTGGTACACTCGTAGTAAGAAGTTTCAGGACAATTCCATGGGGCCTACAAGGGCTGAATTACTAAGAACAAGGCAGATAGACTTTAGTGATTTAGTAGATAAAAAAGGCAATTTAATTTTGCTTAATGATATGGACATAACTACTATAAGCATACGTCCTAGTCTTAATGTTCCATATGCTTATAGTACTATTCTTGATAATTCTATATTTGGGGAAGATGGATCCGTTCTGTTTAGGTCATTAACACTTGGTGATTGTGATGAGTAAATGTAATAGAGATGCTGCCAGACGTGCTCTTGACTTAATTAAAGATGAGCCTGCAAGCAAATCTTTAGGATATGTCAAACGATCATTAGAGCTTATAGAAGATGGGTCCCATAATGGCTCTATAGTGTATGACAAGAATGGTAAAGTATCTGCTGCTGCAGCATGGTTCAAGGATAAGGACTATATGAGATTAGACACAATGGGGTCTATAGGCAAATATGATAAGAAAACAGGATTGACACCTGGCGCTATTGCATTAAAAGATTTTCTAATTCAAAGCCAGGATATGAAAGGGGTTAAAGCATATGCTGAAAATCCTTATGCAGCACAATGGTACAAACAAAGAACATTTCAAGAGCTAAATAAAAATGATGCAAGAGACTTGACAGCTTTGCCTGAGCATTTCATGGATTTTGTAGCATGGGTAACTAGTAGGGAAAAGAAATGATAAAAGTATATACAAAAGCTAAAATGAAAGAGCTTGATAAGCGATTTAGGGCCACTAAGGATGATGGTGACATAGCCGTAGTGGAATATAAGAAAATACCCAAAAAGGGTAAAACACAGGAGAAGTCATGAACTACGTATTGGATGAGAACGGAAACATTAAGATTGGCAAGAATGGTCAACCTTTGGTAAAGGGAGCTGATGGCAAAGAGTATGAACTGGATGCTATTGGTAATGCAGCTAAACTTGAGACAGTTACAAAGGAGAGCAACGAGCGAAGAAAAAAGCTTTCAGAGGTAACTGCAGACTTGGAGAAGGCTTCTGGGGATAACAAATCACTTCAGCAACAGGTAGATGCTATTGATGATAAAAGCAAAGTTAAAATTAATGAGCTTAAAGACGAAATTAATTCTGCCTGGGCTGATAAAGAAAAAGCCTGGAATAATGAAAAAGCTGAAATGGAAAATAAGCTGTTTGATGCCACCACTGGTGTGAAGTTTGCTACCAGTGAAGTAGTAAAAGGCTTAGTGCTACCTCCGGATATTGCCAAGTCTACATTTGGTGAGTTTTTTAAAGCAGATGGCACAGCTATTGATGCAAATGGCAATCCTTTGTATTCAAAAGAAAAACCAGGCGAATATGCTGAATTTGATGAGGCCCTTACTATGCTCGTGGATGCTCGCCCTGATAAGGATTCATTGCTAAAGGCATCTGGTGCCTCTGGTGGAGGCGGCCATAAGTCCGGTGAAGGCGAGGGATTCACAGAAAATAAGACTTCACTGCAAAACATATCTGAAGGATTGAAGTCATTATAGCGAATTAAAAGCTCCTAGAGCTGATATTTCAGATTTATCCAATGATATCATATAGATATCATATATAAAATAAAGGTTGACAACCTCATAAATACATGATATTATTAGAGATAATCAAGTTTCGCTCTGACTGAACAGGATTTGCGAAGCCATAAGATGTGAGACTGAGGACTGAACAGGAATCGGTTGTTTCGCTGAACAGCGGCACTTCTCTAAGTAGCTCTAACAAGGCGCCTGGAGAGGTGCCGCTTTTTTAATTTAAGGAGTATTAAAATGCAAATGACACTTGCGGAGTTCATCAAACGAACTCGTGACAAACTCGTCGCCGGCGTGGCAGAAGAAATCCTAACTACCAACCCATGGTTCCTGATTTGCCCATGGAACTCTTATGCCGGTTCTGGTATTACAACCAATCGCGAGAAAGTACTTGGTGATGCTGACTTCTACGGTCTTGGGGATACCATTACCTCAAAGACTCCTTCTGAAGTAGAGCCTGTACTGTTTCGCTCCACCCGAGTTATCGGTGATGCTGAGCTTGATGGACTTCAAGTAGCAGAATCTGCCTCTGATATTAATGATCTTCGAGCCATGGAAGTAGCCTCTAAGTCCAAGTCTATTGGTCGTAAAATTCAGCTCGGAATGGCTACAGGAGATGGCGCCGATCCTAACTACAACTCCCTGCACTCCATGATTGATTCTGGGCAGTATGTAACAGGCGGTTCTGGTAACATTTTCGACTATCTGGATGCCCTTACTCAGAGGGTTCTTTCCAAAGATGGCCTTGTAGACTGGATTCAGCTCCCTGGGTCTCAGGCTCTTAAGATGCGTACTGCTTACCGTGCTCTTGGTGGTGTACCTATGATGGAAGTCCAGTCCGGCGGTCGTACTTTCCAGGTTATGGAATTCAATGGTATTCCTTGCTTCACCAATAACTGGCTCTCTACCACTGAGACCCCAGGTGGTGGAGACTTGACTGGCGGCGATCTTTCCAGTATCTACGCTGGTAACTTTGATGATGGTTCCTACAAGACTGGCGTTGCTCTTATCCACCCTCAGGCTACTCCTGCAGGTATCTCAGTCGAAGCCATTGGAAAGATGGAAACAAAGGACCAGGAAATTTACCGTGTTAAAAGCTACAGCAACTTTGCTTCTTTCAATAAGATTGGTGTCGCTCGTTTGACCGATATGCCTGCATAAGTTTTACTGATTTTTTCCTCCACCACAACCAGCCTAGGCTCTTTTAATTAAGAGCCTAGGCACTTTCAAGGATACCATTATGGCAGATAATAAAACGTTTGGGTCGCCAAACGCACCTGAGCAGCCTGACACACGGGATGCAGTTGATTACCAGAAACTTTTAGCAGAGCTTGAAATAAAGCTTGATGAAGTGACTGCTCAATTAAATGCAACCATCGTGGAAAAGGATGCATTGGAAGAGCGATACAATAAACTGAAACCAGCTGCAAAAGTAGTTAAAGAAAAAACAGCCACCTTGTACTGGCTCCATCCGGAATTGTCCGTAGACGGCAGTCGACCTACCGCATATGGATTTTACCTTACACCTTACAAAAGCTATTACAAAGCAAGTATACCTGAGTCTCGTGTTGAGGATATGCTTACTCGTGATAAACCTTTTGTCAAAGAGCTTCCTAAGGAAGAAGAGGACAAATAAATGAGTGTTCACGATCTTCATCCACAACCAACCTTGCATAACGATACGAGGACTCCTACCGTATCTGCGGCTTTAGATAGTGGCAGAATGAAGGTAACCATGGGCAAGCAGTGGAATAAAGACGAGGAGGCCTTTCGTATAGGCTTTGTCTCTCCCTCTATTCTTCGGGATCCTATGGGCTCGATATCTGAAAATGCTAAAACGGTAGATGGAAAGTTACTTACTCTTTTGCAGTGCTCGGCTAGTACCGACAAGGTTGTAGCAGAGTTCGAGCGAGTCAAGGTGTTCGATGCTGACTTGATAACCCTGAATATCGGTTCAGAGACTTTTAACTTGCTTTGGTACGATGCAGATAACCTGTATAGCACAGACGGTGCTCCTGATAATCGATTCAGTCGCTTGGATCATTTCGTAGGTGTATCCGTGGCTACGTATGTAACTTTATAAAGGTTTCTTATGCGACATAGAGCTTGTAAAACTTCTCGACGAAAATTGGGGACTGGCACTGTAAAGGCAAGGCCGGTCTCCTGCCGTCGAAGGACAGGAATTGAAGGGCACATGACCGTATTTCAGCCTATGGAAGTGCATCCCGACTGGACTCTTTTTAGCGGAGTCGGCCCTACTCCCACCATATATGATGAAAGGAATAACACGTTTTCTACTACAGAGAACACAGCACCATCTTCCTTTTACCCCCTTATGTATTCCGGCTATGGTCTTATAGATGATTGTCATATGGAAGTCATTATGGACTATGAAGGAATTAACAATACCTATGAAACCTATATGATGGCAAAGGGGTTAGATGACCTTAATTTCATTGGGGCTACTAGCTATAATAACAAAGTAATGTTGTATGAGCGTCGCGCTGGTAACTGGATAAATCCGGGAGTTGAGACTCCTGTAACTGGAACCATCGGGCAGCTTGTTGAAATGGATGTAGTAGGTGACCAATTCACCCTGACGGTGAACGGGGTTGTAATAGGTTCTGCTACTCATGGAATGACTGGCTCCGCTCACATGGGTATTTTACTACGAGGTATGCCTATTCATGGTCAGTTATGGCATGGAATGAATTTT